TAGGAACAACTATTACAAATGTTGCTTCAGTAACTGATTACTTTGATGCACAAAAACTTGCAACTTCAACTGCAACTGTTGGTAATGGAACTACGACAACTACCATTAATTGGAATAATATTGCAGATCGTCCAGGAACTTCAGATTTTGCTGCATCAAGAGGATCAAGATTTGATGAGGTTCATGTTGTTGTAATTGACGGAGATGGAAAAGTTACTGGAAATGCTGGTACTGTTCTTGAAAAACATCTAAGTCTATCGAAAGCAAAAGATGCTGAATTTTCTGCAGGTTCTCCTTCTTATTGGAGAAAATATCTGAAGACTAATTCAGAATACATTTTTGGTGGAAAGGGTCCAGGTTCACTTACAGCTTCTGGATTTAAAGTTGGTGTAGGAACTGATGGTTATGTTGCAACAACAGATAATGATTGGGATCAGGATTCTGATGGTATTATCTTTGGTGGAACAGGAACACAAAATTATACATTAAATGGTGGTGTTAATTATGATGGTACGACTGATCTTAACGCATCTGGAGCACTAAGTGCATCTGTTGCTAAATTAGCAACTGGATATAAACTTTTTGAAAGTGATACTTATGCTGTAGATTTCTTATTAATGGGTTCTGGAAATCATACAAAATCAGCTGCACAGGCACTTGCCGAACAGTTAATTTCTGTTGCTGATCTTAGAAAGGATTCATTGGCATTTATTTCTCCATATAGAACTGCATTCTTAACAGATACAGCTGCTGGATCAGTTACTATTAATAATGATGAAACAATTACTACTAATGTATTGTCATATTATGCGTCACTATCGTCTTCATCTTATGCAGTATTTGATAGTGGATACAAGTACATGTATGATAGGTTCAATAACACCTTCCGTTATGTTCCTTTGAATGGTGATATTGCTGGAACTTGTGCAAGAACTGATTCTAATCAATTCCCATGGTATTCACCAGCAGGAACAGCGAGAGGTTCAATACTAAATGCTGTAAAACTTGCATACAATCCTAATAAGTCTCAAAGAGATAAATTATACTCAGCAAGAATTAATCCAGTGATTTTCTCTGCTGGTTCTGGAATTATTCTCTTTGGTGATAAAACTGGACTTGCTAAATCATCTGCATTCGATAGAATTAATGTTCGTAGGTTGTTTATCTTCCTTGAGAATGCAATTGAAGCAGCTGCTAAAGATCAACTCTTTGAATTTAATGATGAAATTACAAGAACTAATTTCATAAATATTGTTGATCCTTTCCTTCGTGATGTTCAAGCAAAGAGAGGAATTCAAGATTATGTTCTTGTTTGTGATGAAACAAACAATACTGCTGCAGTAATTGATAATAATGAATTCATTGCAGACATATACATTAAGCCTGCAAGGTCGATTAACTTCATCGGTCTTACATTTGTCGCCACTAGAACTGGCGTTTCATTCGAAGAAGTTATCGGTAACGTTTAATTAAGAGGTTCAACAAACAATGCCAATACGCAATACTCCAGATCTAAGAACGATCAGTGGGTTTAAAAATAAACTCACAGGTGGTGGTACTCGCCCTAATCTGTTTGAAGTTGTGTTGAATTTTCCAACAACAGTTACACAACCTGATGCAGAAAAAACAAGATTTCTTGTTAAGGCAGCAGCACTTCCAGCATCTACAATTGCTCCAATAGAAGTACCCTTTAGAGGTCGTATTTTTAAAATTGCTGGTGATAGAACATTTGAAACATGGACTGTTACCATTATTAATGATACTGATTTTGAAGTTCGTTCTTCTTTTGAAGAGTGGATGAATATAGTTAATCAAATGGATAATGCAACTGGTGTAACAAATCCTGATGAATATATGCAAGATGCATTAGTTCATCAATTAGATCGTAGTGCAGGAGAAGGAATACTTACTGCAGCACAATCATCAGTTTTAAGATCTTATCAATTCCGTGATATATTCCCAACGAATATTTCTGCAATTGATTTAAGTTATGAATCAACTGATCAAATAGAAGAATTTACTGTAGAATTCCAAGTTCAATACTGGGAAGCTATTAAAGGTGGTGCAAGTGTTGCTTCTAATACTGCAGATGTTCGTTAATAGAACCAGCCTAAATAGTTAATATACGAATTCTAAAATTATAATATGGCAAGACTTTTTGGCTTTTCTATTGGAGATAAAGAAAAGAAACCCCCATCAGTAGTATCCCCCGTTCCTCAGAATAATGAGGACGGGGTTGATAATTATATTGCTAGTTCTTTTTATGGTTCTTATGTAGATATTGAGGGTGTATATAGAACTGAATTTGATTTGATAAAAAGATATCGTGAAATGGCACTCCATCCAGAAGCAGATGGTGCTATTGAAGATGTTATAAATGAAGCAATTGTAAGTGATTTATATGATTCACCAATTGAAATTGAATTATCTAATTTGAATGCTAGTGATAAATTAAAAAATATAATAAGAGATGAATTTAAAAATATTAAAGAGATATTAGATTTTGATTCAAAATCTCATGAGATTTTTAGAAATTGGTATGTAGATGGTAGATTATATTATTTAAAAGTTATTGATACTAAAAAACCAGAGGAAGGAATTCAGGATTTAAGATATATTGATCCGATGAAGATAAGATTCATCAGGCAAGAAAAGAAGAAAAATAAGAATGATTATATGAATATAAAATCTAATAGTGAAGGTGATGTTACAAAAGTAATGTCTCCTGAAATTGAAGAATACTTTGTATATACACCAAAAGCACAATACCCAACAGGAACTATGGGTGGTAGTAGTGGTGATAAAGGAGTTAAAATTGCAAAGGATTCTATTTCTTATGTAACTTCTGGTCTTGTAGATAGAAATAAAGGATCGGTTCTTTCATATCTTCATAAAGCAATTAAGGCACTTAATCAACTTCGTATGATTGAGGATAGTCTTGTAATTTATAGATTATCAAGAGCACCTGAAAGAAGAATATTTTATATTGATGTAGGTAATCTTCCAAAGGTTAAGGCAGAACAATATCTTAAGGAAGTAATGAGTCGTTATAGAAACAAACTAGTATATGATGCAAATACTGGTGAAATTCGTGATGATAGAAAATTTATGTCCATGATGGAAGATTTCTGGTTACCACGTAGAGAAGGTGGTAGAGGAACTGAAATTACAACACTTCCAGGTGGACAAAACTTAGGAGAACTTTCTGATATTGAATATTTCCAAAAGAAACTTTATAGAGCATTAGGTGTTCCAGAATCTAGAATTGCTTCTGATGGAGGATTTAATTTAGGAAGATCATCAGAAATTCTAAGAGATGAATTAAAATTCTCTAAATTTGTAGGTAGATTAAGAAAAAGATTTGCAGCATTATTCACAGATATGCTCAAGACTCAATTAATTCTTAAAAATATTGTAACTCCAGAAGATTGGGAAACAATTCGTGAACACATACAATATGACTTTTTATATGATAATCAGTTTGCTGAATTAAAGGAAACTGAAATGATGAATGAGCGTTTAGGTACTCTTGCAACTGTTGAACCTTATATTGGAAGGTATTATTCTAATGAGTGGGTTCGCAAAAAAGTTTTACGTCAAACTGATGCAGAAATTCTTGAAATGGATGAGCAAATTGAGAACGAAATCGAAGAAGGTATTATACCTGATCCAGCAGCAATTGATCCAATAACAGGAGAACCATTACCTGATGAAGGCATGATGGATACATTAGGAGATGTTCCTCTAGAACCAGATGGTGCAATTACTAATGGACAATTGGGTAAAGATACCAAGAAGGCTGAGATATAAATAGAAGATAGGATTATATTAATTTTATGGAAGAACTTGTTAATTTGATTGCCACTGATTCATCACCATCTGATGTTAGTGATAAAATCAAAGATATATTATATACGAAAGCTACTGAAAGGATTGAGAAAGATCGATCTTCAATTGCATCTTCTATGTTCAATGATACACAACCATCCGAGGATTCAGAATAATGGCACATAAACCAATAGGAGTTGGGTTATCCTTTGCTACTAGTGGAACATCAGCACAATCAGGTATTATACCTCAATATAGTAATGCTCTTAGATTAGTTTCAGTTACAGGAGATGCTCATGTAAAAGTTGGAACAAATCCAACTGCAACAACAGCAGATTACTATATTCCTGCAGGTGGAACAGCAACTTTAGGTATAGGAAGACCATCATCACAAAAAATAGTTGGTGTAACAACTGGTACTACTACAATTGTTGATTTCCCTGAAGGAAGTGGATGTCCATTTGAAGTTGGAGATAGAGTTGAAATAACTGGTATTTCACCATCTGGTATTAATACTAATAGTGTAGTAATTGCTAGTATCGATAGAACTAGTGCTACATTAAATGCTGATTATGCTGGTAAAGTAAGAATGACACTTACTTGGAATACTTCAGCTCAAGGAGCAGTAACTGATAGTGAGGGTGAAGTAAGAAAAGTAGTTAAGGTAGCAGCATTAGGAAGTGGTGGATCTTTATATGCTCAACAAGTACAAATTTCAGGAGATGCATAATGAAACTCATTACTGAAGAAATTTCAAGTGTTAAATTTATCACTGAAGGAAAAGGTGCTAAAAAGAAAATGTATATTGAAGGTGTTTTCCTTCAAGGTGAAATAAAAAATCGTAATGGTAGAATGTATCCAGTATCAACTCTTGCAAAAGAAGTTGGTAGATACAATGAGTCTTTTGTTGCAAAGGGTCGTGCTGTTGGTGAGTTGGGACATCCAGATGGTCCAACTGTAAATCTTGATCGTGTATCACATAAGATTACTTCTCTTAAACAAGAAGGTAATAATTTTATTGGTAAGGCACAATTACTTGAAACCCCTATGGGTAAGATTGCAAAATCTCTTATCGCAGAAGGTGTAACATTAGGAGTTTCTTCTCGTGGTGTTGGTTCATTAAAGGAAGATCATAATGGTATCAAAGTTGTTGGTGAAGATTTTCAATTAGCAACTGCTGCTGATATTGTGGCAGATCCTTCAGCTCCTGATGCTTTTGTGAATGGAATTATGGAAGGAAAAGAGTGGGTTTGGGAAGGAGGAATCCTTCGTGAACAGTTTGTTGATGAGACTAAAAAGAGAATCAATACTCTAGTTGATCAAAAAGCACTAGAAGAACATAAGATAAATCTCTTTAATGATTTCTTATCAAATCTTTAAGTTCTATAAATAAATACAGATTAATTTAAATATATCTAAAAATGTCCGTTGGTAACGATTTACAAGAAATGGAAAACGTAGTAACTAAAAATGCTGCACCTGGCGAACCAATGCACAAAGGTCCTCAAGATAACACTCCTGGTAGTGCAACTCCTGGACAAAGTGCTAGTTGGGAAGATCTAGGTGGGCCTACTCCACAAAATTCTAAACCTGATGACAACTCTAATAAGTTGAATACACCAGGTAAGACTCTTAAGCAGGTCAGAGATGTTGTTAATAAAAAAGCAACACCTGGAGATCAAGCAACTCCTACAATGAAAAAGGAAGAAGAAGAGAAGCCTGAAGATCAGGTTGTATCTGAAGAGCCTAATACTGAAGAGGAAATCGTTGCTGAGGAACCTACTAAAGAAGAAGAGGTTGTTGCCGAAGAAGAAACTACTGAAGAAGAAGTAGTTGCTGAAGAGGAATCCACTGAGGAAGAAGTAGTTGCTGAAGATAAGATTGATGTTGAGGAAGATCTCAATGCACTTATCGAAGGCGAAGAACTTTCTGAAGAGTTCCAAGAAAAGGCACGGACAATTTTTGAAACCGCAATTAAGTCTAAGGTTTCAGAAATGAAAGAAGAACTTAAGTCTGAGTACGAAAAGTCTATTGTAGAAGAAGTTGCTACTATTAAGGAAGAAATTACTAGTAGAGCAGATTCTTATTTAGAGTACGTTGCTGAAGAGTGGGTTGAAGAAAATCAACTTGCTATTGAGCATGGACTTAAAACAGAAATGACTGAATCATTCTTAAAAGGAATGAAAGGTCTTTTTGAAGATCATTATGTAACAATCCCTGAAGAAAAATATGAT